TCAACTTGGTGGGGCGCAAGCTTATGATTGCGATCCCTTGTTACGATGGCAAGGTCAACATCAAGACCTGCTTTGCCATAGCGCAACTTGTCCCCAAGTTGGACAAGATGGGTGTCCAGATTCATCTGGTACACCTGTCTGGATGCTCAATCATCACAAAGGCCCGGAACAAGCTTGTGATGAACTTCATGGAATCAGACTGCACAGACATGCTGTTTGTGGATGCGGATGTGGTCATCAATGTTGAGGCTGTGACCCGCCTGTTGGCTTTGTCCACAGACCGGGACATTGTGGCTGGCACATATCCCCGCAGAGCCGCAGATGCCAAATTCTTCTTGGACTTCTATCTGGACGAAGACAACCAATTGGAATTTGATGAGAATGGCCTGATGCGCGTAGAGAGCGTGGCAACCGGCTTTATGTTGATTCGCCGCCATGTAATTGAATCCATGATCGCAGCCCACCCTGAGTGGAAATACAAAGGCGATGGTGACGGCGAAGATGAATATGCAGTGTTTGATTTTGCCATCGTGGATGGCAATTACATTGGTGAGGATTACCTGTTCTGCCGCCGCGCCAGAGAGCATGGTTACAAGATCTATTTGGATCCAATGATCAGCCTCCCGCACATTGGCACACAGGAATTCACCCGCAACTTTGAACAAGATGCTCTACAGCCGCTGCTCAAGGAGCATTCCCGGCTGCACTTGAAAGTGGCAAATGGGTAGCCCAGCATGGACACGCAAAGAAGGCAAGAATCCCAGTGGCGGTTTAAACGCCAAGGGTCGAGCCTCTGCAAAGAAACAGGGCATGAACTTGAAGCCTCCTCAACCAGAGGGCGGCAGCAGGCGCGACTCTTTCTGCGCAAGGATGAGTGGAATGAAAAAGAAGCTGACATCCGAAAAGACAGCCAAAGACCCCAATTCGCGGATTAACAAGAGCCTGCGGGCCTGGAATTGCGCTGAAGGCGGCTTTATCAAAGAAGCGGATGGCATAGCAGAGCGTGGCAAAACTCGCGGCAGGTTCATCTGAAATGGAAATCATGGTATGGAACGTCCTACTGACAGCCTTTCTCGGGTTTCTTGGCTGGGCGCTAAAAGAGAAATCGGACGAGATCCATCGGCTCCAGGTTTTGATAAACAAAACTCGGGAAGAAATTGCCAAGGAGTATGTGACAAGGCAAGATGTTCACAACGACATCAACAGGATCATGGATCGGCTGGACAGGCTGGAAAGCAAAATTGATGCGTATATGAAGGAGCAACGAAGTGCCCTCACATAGCGCCAAGCAACACAAATTCATGGAGGCGGTGGCCCACAATCCATCGTTCGCCAAGAAAGCAGGAGTCCCACAGTCCGTGGGAAAAGATTTTTCAAACGCCGACAAAGGCAAAACATTCTCAAGAGGTGGTGATATGAAAGAATCCAAAGCAATGGTCGGCAAAGAAGTGGCCTTTATGAAGAAAAAGAAGGCTCCTGCTTCCATGATCAAACATGAAAAAGCTGAAATGATGGGCATGAAAAAAGGCGGCGCAGCCAAGAAGATGTCTTCTGGCGGCTTCACCCGTTCGGCTGATGGCATTGCCAAAAAGGGCAAGACCAAAGCCACCCAGATCAAAATGTCCAAAGGCGGCAAAGCCTGCTAAAGGGTTCAAAATGAAAAAGATGAAGCGTTACGCTGGTGAAGATGGAAGCATGGTTGAGGGTGATGCATCTGTTGCAGAGCAGATACAGAAGACACCTGCCAAGGCCAAGAGTCGCGTTGTGACCAAAGAAGAGTTGGAAGCCTCTGGCTTGTCTTTGCGTGATTTCCTGAACAAGGAGCGTGGATTGACCCGCCGTGGCGAATCTGCTCCAAAGACAGAGTCAATCACAAAGACAACGGTCAAGACCGAAGCTCCCGCATCCAAAGCTGAAGAGCCTACAAAGTCTGACAAGTCCAAGCGCGGCATTGGCCCATACAACGTGTTTTCTGGCCCTGATGAGCCTGACTTGGCCGCTGTGCAAGCCGCAAAAGCGGCAGGCGCTGCACGAAGGGCAAAGATGTCCAATGAACCCATGCTTTACAACCCTCTCCGTGGAGCAATTGACGCAATCCGTGAGCGAGGCAAGAAATCAAACCCAGAGGCATATGCCAAGGGCGGTTCAGTTTCGTCCGCTTCCTCAAGAGGTGATGGTATTGCTCAGCGGGGTAAGACTCGCGGAAAGATGTGCTAAATCATGCCTAAATACATGACCCCCGAAGATGTAGCGGAAGATAAAGCGTCAAAGAAGGCTGAGAAGGCTTACAACAAAGCCATGCCTGAAGCTGATACAACATTTAACTCCCCAAAGAAAACATCTGCCCGAAGAATGGCTGAGCAAATGGAAGCAGAGCGCACATCTCCAATGGCTTCTAAGATGGCTAAAGACACGCCAATGATGGCTCAAACCGCCAAAGATGCGTTGAAGGCTGGATTGGGAATCCCATTGGCTATGGGCGTTGACATGATAACTGGGCCAAAACGGCGCTCTGATGAAGATATGTCTGAGTTAACCCGCGAGGTTGCCAAGGGCAAAAAAATGGCGAAAGGCGGCATGACTGCTTCCAGACGCGCTGATGGCTGTGCTGAGCGCGGCAAAACCCGGGGCAAGATCGTATGATGTCCAGCCGTGGCATGGGTGACATTAACCCGTCTAAGATGCCCAAAGGCAAGCGTAAAGCTCGCCGGGATGACACTGACTTCACAGAATATGCTGAAGGCGGCAAGGTTGGCCTTTATGCCAACATCCATGCAAAGCAAAAAAGGATAGCCTCTGGGTCGGGTGAGCGCATGCGCAAGCCGGGATCCAAAGGCGCTCCGACAAAGCAGGCGTTTCTTCAATCTGCTAAGACGGCGAAAAAATAATGGCATACACATCCGGCGCAACATCGTTTGATCCAGATCTGACAGAGATCGTGGAAGAGGCTTTTGAACGAGCCGGGAGAGAGTTGCGTTCTGGATATGACCTGCGCACAGCGCGGCGCAGTTTAAACATCATGTTTGCAGATTGGGCCAACCGTGGCATCAACATGTGGACAATTGACACCGGCATGATCACCCTCCAGCAGGGTGTAAACACATATGCCCTGCCAAACGACACTGTGGATTTGTTGGAGCATGTGATCCGCACTCAGGCAAACAATGCCGCTACGCAGTCAGATCTGACAATCACCCGCATTAGTGTTTCTACTTATGCCACGATCCCCAACAAGATCACCCAAGCCCGTCCAATCCAAGTGTGGATTCAGCGCATGGATGGCAAGGTTAGCTCCGTCAATGCCGCCACAACGGCATCAATGAGTGCAACGGCAACCAGCGTTGCCATCACTGATGTGACCCAGCTTCCAGCGGCAGGTTTCATCCAGTTGGACAACGAAGTGATCAGCTATGGCTACATTGTCCAGAATGACAACGCCATCAGCGGAACGCTGAATAACTGCGGCAGGGGCCAGCAAAATACCATTGCAGTGACTCATAACTCCGCAACTGCGGTGTATTGGACAAAACCCCCGGCAGTGACCGTATGGCCCACTCCTGATGGCTCACAGACATATCAGTTTGTCTATTGGCGCTTGCGCCGCACCCAGGACTCTGGCGGCGGTGTAAACGTGATGGATGTGCCCTTCCGCTTTTATCCCTGCATGATCGCAGGGCTGGCCTATTACATTGCCCAAAAGATCCCAGAGGGTACGCCCCGCCTGGATATGCTCAAAGCCTCATATGACGAGGCATGGCAGCTTGCTGCCTATGAGGATCACGAAAAGGCCGCAGTTCGTTTTGTTCCCCGTCAGAGCTTTATTGCCAGCGGAAGCGCCTGATGGGCAATAGGTTTTCTTCTGGAAAATTCAGCATTGCTGAGTGTGACCGTTGCGGTCAACGCTATAAGCTTTCACAGCTTCGCATGGAAGTTGTCAAAACCAAAACCTATCAGCTAAAGGTGTGCCCGGAGTGCTGGACACCAGATCAACCTCAATTGCAATTGGGTATGTACCCAGTTGATGACCCGCAGGCCGTGAGACAGCCCCGTCCAGACCTGACATATGTCACCGCTGGTTTAAACGGATTGCAGGATAATGAGAGTGGTTTTGGAGGCTACCCAACGGGTGGCTCCAGAGATATTCAGTGGGGCTGGAGACCAGTAGGTGGATCTAGCTTTTTTGATGTAGCACTCACGCCAAACTACTTGGTGGCAACGACAAGTGTTGGTACAGTCACGGTCAGTGTAACTTAGGAGCGAATATGGACAAGAAGCAAGTCAAGGCAATTGCCGACACCGAAGCCAAAAAGGCTGTTAAAGGCCATGAAGGCCGCATGCATGCCAAAGGCATGAAGGCCGGTGGCCCCACCAGCATGGATCGCAAGAAATATGGGAAGAACCTTTCCCGCGCAATGAACCAGAAATCTGGGAGCAAATAATGGGCAAATTTAGCAAAAAGATCATGGGCAAAGAAGTTGGCGATGCCAGCACCTATGCCGCACCCCACACCATGGACGGCAAGGCCGGTGTTGCTATGCGCCCCAAGGCTCCCATCACCCGCAAGGCAAATTGGACTCCTTTGGATGGCGTGAGCATCGGCATCAACGATGAAGTCAAAACCAGCGGCATCAAGATGCGTGGCACTGGCGCGGCCACCAAGGGTGTGATGTCCAGAGGCCCGATGGGTTGATGCAGCCATGGCACTGACATATGCTCAGCTTGTAGTCGCTGTCAGCGATTATTGTGAAAACACGTTCGACACCACGGACATGAACACAATGATCAAGCAGGCTGAACAGCGTATATACAACACGGTTCAGATTGCAAACTTGCGTAAGAACGTGACGGGAACAATCACGTCCGGCAATAAGTACTTGTCATGCCCAGATGATTTCTTGTCTGTGTATTCGCTGGCTGTGTATCCAAGTGGCGGTT